CATAAAGGCCGGTTTTTATTTACCTGCATCCCCCGTCAAAAAACAACGTGAGACAAAAATTCGGTTGGAGCGGGTGAAGGGAATCGAACCCTCGTTATCAGCTTGGGAATCTATGGTGGGTGGAGTATCAGGGGGGCGCGTAAGGTATGCTTAAGTCCGTTCCTGCCAGCAGGAGCAAGGCTTTGCACGGAACTGTCAGTTTCATGCTGTACCACCGCACACCCCCATATTTCGGCCAAACGGCCCCCAGATACGGCCCCCAAATGCTTACGGATAAACAGATCAGGGCAATGAAGCCTGAAGAGCGGGAATACACAGTGTCAGATGGACGAAGCGCTAGAGGCGAAGGCGTCTTGATGCTGCGAGTTCGTACTACCGGAACCAAAGAGTTCTATTTCCAGCGTCGACTGGATGGCAAGAAGATCAAGACCAAACTCGGGACGTGGCCAGCGATGACCTTGGCAGGGGCGCGAGATCTGTGCCGAGTGGAAAAGGAAGTGGTGATCGCCGCCGGCACCTTTCAGAACCTGCTGGATGCTTACACGAACAAGCTCGAGGCTGAAGGTGCTGCTTCGGCAGCAGATGTGAAGTGGTCACTGAACCATTACGTCGCTGGCCCGTTCCCTAATCTGGTGTCACGACCAGCTGCGTTGATCGGCCCTGGGGATATCCGCGACATCCTGGCCAAGATGATCAATGCTGGTGTCACTACCTACTGCAACAGGGTCCGATCGCAACTGCACGCCGCGTTTCAGGTTGGACTTGAGCAGGAGTTCAACCCTCGTAGCTACCAAAAGACAGCATTGAAGTTCGGGCTCAGTAGCAACCCGGTGGCGAGTGTGCCTGTCCAGGCTGACTGGGAGCGTCCGGGTGATCGAGCACTATCCACCGACGAACTGGCCAGGCTCTGGCAAATGCTGCCTGAACATCTAACGCTGGTGACATCTGAGTTGCTCAAGTTTTTGATTGCCTCAGGTGGGCAGCGCCCGGAGCAGCTGTTAGCGAGTGAGCGCCGACATTACTTCAAAGATCACCTGGTTATTCGAAACAAGAAGGGACGCGAGGGCGAGCGGTCGTTGCACGCTGTGCCCTACAACACTCTTATGCGCCGCAGCTTGAAGGTCATGGATGAGATCTGCGAAACCAGCATCTACCCATTCGAAGGAAAAGTGGAAGGGAAGGCCCTGCACACGCAATCGTTATCCCGAGCCGTCACCAAGCTGTATGGCCGCCATACCGACAAATTCAATGGGCCGTTCACTTTGCGTGACATACGGCGAACCTGCAAAACACTGATGGGTGTTGCAGGGTTGAGTAAGGAAGTGCGCGATCGAATACAGGGCCATGCATTCAGCGATGTCTCGTCTAAGCATTACGACCGTCACGACTACTTCAAAGAGAAGCAGGAGGGCTTGCTGCGATGGTCTGTGTGGCTACATAGATATGTAGTCAACGCCGAGCTGAAATAAGTGAAGCCGCTTACGCGGCTTCGATTGGGTCAGATGATGTCCATTTCTGCGGGTCTTGTTGCCAGTTTGCGATTGAGGATTCACGCCAACCGACTCGCCCTGGGGAGATGGCCACCGCCCTTGGGAATCTCCCCAGTTTGATAACACGCCAGAGGGTGGTCCTGGATAGGGAAGTGACCTCGAGCACATCCCGTTCCCTCATAAAACGATCCAGCTTACTCACCCTTCACCTCATTCAGTTTTGCCACGTCGACGAGCGCACAGTTGTAAATGTCGGTGGCCACATCCGCCGGCACCACTCCGTAAACGCCGAACCTGCCAAGTAGTTTTTGAACTGCATCGTGCTCATTCATGCGCTTAGGCAGCACCAACGCTACCGGCGTGGGCGCGGTAGACGGAATCTTGATAATCGATCCGACAGGGTAGTAATCGGAAGGCCCCATATCAGGGAATGCTTGTGAATTGGCGTCCCTGATCTCAATCCATCGACTTTTGTCCTTAAGCTGACGCGCCGCCATACCTGCAAGACTTTCGGCTGGTTGGGTCGTATAGCTCTTGTATTGAGTAGCCAGCGCGGGCGGATGACGAGAGAGTGGGCCAGCCCACTCGAACTCATTACTGATCTCGCTGACCAGATACCAATATCCATAGTCTCGCTCGCTGTTATTTTGATGCAGGTTGACCATCAGCTCGCCTTCTTCGTCTACATCGACCTCGACAAGAGCTGCCTGCTCAGCATCAGTTGAGAACCCCCTGATCCAATAGGCGCCCATCGCAGAAGGTTTTGCGGTGGACCATCCCACGGGATCGCGCTGCTGATCGGCTGGCGCGGTAGTCAAAGCGGCCACTAGTTCAAAAATCACCCTGGCGGCTTGTTTTTCCCACTCTGGTGACGGCTCCCGATGGTTGCCCATCAACAGTTCCAGAGCCCCATGCATGGCTACCCGTTGGGGACTGGTTAGCTGCTCGTTAATCACGCCCATTCCCTCCACTACCAGTGTGTCGTTTTTATCGGCGTTCATTGAGCCACCGCCTTACTTTTGAGCTTCAGATGTCTCGCAGTTTCATACTCAGTGGCAGTTATCTCGACTGCCCCTTCAATCCAGCCCGCAGTCGGCTTGCCGGCCGCAACATTGGCCAAGTGTTCCGATTCGTTGATGTCGAAACCCAGGTTGAAGTAGGCCACACCGTCAATTTCGAATTTGATCCCGCCACACAGCATCAGATTGCCGGTGTTCACGCCGAGTTGTTCCCAGTATTTATGGGTGCTTAACCGAGGCGGACAATGCTCATTCCACAGAGCAACCAACCGGGTGTGTTCATCACGGATCGTCGCGCGCTCTTCTTTACTGATGCCTTTTGGCAACGTCGGCTTGGCTCTTAGAGAGCGATAGCCGACGTCGTCAGGGCGGCGCCAGTGCACATCAAGTTCGCGACTTGAACTGAGCTTCACTCCACCGGCGAAGTGCGAAGTGACATCGCGCATAGGTGCGACGGCACCACCAAATAGTTTGCCAAGGCGGTCAATAGCATAGAGCTGGGAATCCTTGCGATCGTAAAAGTCACGGACGATTGCCACTGCTTCGGGCGCGTTGGTTTTATAGAAGTAGCTAGTCATAGGGATGCTCCGAACATAGTGGGTTTGGCCAGCAGCTGGGCCACAACAGCAGCCTCGTTTGCAGTGAGGTCACCGAGCAGCTGGGCCATGGTGGTTAGGGACTCGAGGCGGATCCGTGCGTCGGGGGTTTTCCGCACCTGGTAGTCAAACAAAGCTGTTCCGACGATCCGGATGGCCATCAGATGCCGGGCCGCTTGTGCGCCTTCGACGGTCGATGTGATAGCCTTCGGATCACTGCTGCTTTGGTGTGTCGCTTCCATTGTGTTGCTCCTCAGTGGTGGTTGGTGTCGGGGAGGGCCAACTCCTCGACACCGCTCTTCAAATCCGGTTAGTCCTGGCGTGCCAGGTGAATAACCAGGTCGTCAAAATTCGGGTCATCCTCAGCGCATGACCGCCACTCCAAAACCTTCAAAACTTGCAAGCGACTGCAGTCGTCCACCAGGATCTCTCGCTGACCACCTGCAGCTCGAACTTCCAAAATCTGCAGTAGCCCGTCTTCGGCATACGCTCCGGCTTGAATGATCGGGGTGTTTTGTCCCGCCGCGATCAGCCGGTCTTGGATCTCCTGCAGCTTGCTGGTCTTACCGTCGCCGGCGTTGCCTATGAACACTTGAACTTGCATCTGCGATTCCTCCCTTGGTGGTAATTAGGCAGCCTGGAAAATCCAGCACCGCACGGTTTTCGGTTTGTCGGCTGCATCGGTATCCCATGCCGAGCAGACGTTCCTGTTGGTCTCAACGAACTTGGGGCACTTGCTTGTTTTCAGGTGGCGCTTGAGCTCAGTCAGGTCCGGGACTTTTTGGCGCTTCTCTGCGGCTTCCTTGGCGAAGTCGTTGAGGTTCACCGCGATCAGTCCGTCATTGCGGGAGTGGTTGAGCCCACCTGCAGCGCTGTTCAAGTACTCGTACAGTTCCCAGAACTCGACGACGATCGGGTGATCAGCATTGATCGCCAGCTGGCGGTCCTTGGCCATGTTCTGAATTTCGGCGTGAGCCGCTTCCACCTGGTTCTTTTTCAGCGGAACAACGTGCACCAGGGCGTCGACCAGGGCGTGCAACTGGGCGTGATTCTTCGCGATCCGGACGGTGCGGATCTCAGGCAGGGCCAGCAGTTGCTGTTCGTATTTGGGCCCCTTTTCGCGGACGGTCTCCATCACCTTGCTTTCCATCATGGTGGACTTGACCAGGAAGCCGCTGACGCGGTCGACCGGCATACGCTCAAGCTTTTCCACCAGCAATTTGGTTTGCGGCGTCTGGCCGTCCTTCGTCATGGCGATATGCACCAGGCGTTGCAGAATGGGTTCGGAAGCGTTCACCGCGTGGTTCTGGCCGATGACCACAGCGCCACGGAAAGGAGGCTCGCGGGTGTCGTTGCCGTTGTTCTTCACACCGGTGGAGCGGACGCTGCGGCCGTTGTAGGCGGTTTTCAGTTCGTCCCAGTCGTACTGTTTGGTTTGGCTGCCATCGGTCTTTTCCCGCTCCGATTCGATCAACACCACCGGCAGATTACCGACCTGGGCGAAGTTACGTGCTCGAGCAACTGGGGTGCCCTTGGTTGGGTCGAAACCCTCGTAATCGATACGACCGCAGAGCTTCCATAGGAACTCGATCAGCGTGGACTTACCGGCGCCTGGCTCACCGATGATCTCCATGAAGGGGTAGCTTTTCTGGTGCTGCCGGATCTGCTCGGCGAACAGCGAACCGAACCAGAATGCGAGCGCGACTAGACCTTTGGCACCGAAGCATTGCCAGATGATGTCCAGCCACTCGGTGTCGAACTTCTCCAGGTCCGTGTTCAGGTTGAGGAGTACCGACTGGCTGAGGGTTTTGATGCTCAGCCGGTCCATGTCGAAGAAGTCTTCTTCGTTCAGCTTGAACACTTTCCCATCGCGGACTGCTACGTCACCGTAGACGTATGCACTGTGCTCACGGGTGTAGCCCGTGAAGTCAATGGTCTGAACGGTTTTGAGGGCGTCGGTTTGCTCTTCAATGAAGGCGTCCAGCTGCTGGGTAGTACCAGTGAACATCCCGCCCGGGGCAATGCCGAGAAGGCGCTTCTTGAACTCTGCAGACGAGGCGATCTGCGAGCTGGTGAAGGTGTTCTTAATCGGCGCAGCATCGTGGGCGAACGTGATCCGGAAGTAGTACCAGGACTCGTCTGTGAGTTTGTTTTCCTGGTAGTACAGGGCTTTCGGGTTACAGGTGGCAATGCGCTGAAGCGCGCCGCACTGCTGCATGGCCTTGGCCCGCATTTGTTTGTTGTTCAGTTGCTGGTCATCGTGGTGGTCGCTGTCCTCGAGCTCCTGGATCGCCTTGTTGTACTTCTCCAGGTCGAGCTTGAACCAGTACAGGCGGTTGCCGAACTCCAAGTGGAATTCGCTACGGCGCTTCCAATCGAACATCACCAGGGCCTTCTCGGTGGCATTCTCAGCGATCAGCAGGGCGCCGTTGTGCCGCGCAGTAGTGATGTCTTTGTCGACCTGAGCATCACGCTTCTCGCCTTCGTCCAGAAACTGCCAACGCTGGTGTAGATCGTTCCAGTCGACCTTCTTGTTATCCCGCTGTGGGATTTGGGCCGCTTCGCAGGTGAAGCCCAAGTCTCGGGCCATACGTACCCAGCGCTTGGTGTAAGCGTGAGCACCTGGTTCGTTATCCAGTGCCCAAACCAGCTTTGGCAGATTACCCGGGCGAGCCGTTACGAGTGCTTGCAACGAATCTGCTGGGAAAGCGTTCGAGGACATTGCCGACACGGCGGCAATATTGTGGTGTACCAGGGCAAGTGCGTCGAAGATCCCTTCGACAATCCAGATCTCTTTCGCCTCGAGCACGTCGACACATGGCGGGCACCACCACACGCCTTTGTAGGATTCACCCGGCTTGAAGCGGGCCTTCATCTTGCCGAAGCGCGCAGGCTTGTCGATCAGACGTTCCCAATAGCCGCCTTTCTCAAGGGCGAAGCGTACCGTCGCACTGCCCGCGTCATGCTGGGTTGAGTAGTACGTTTCCTGAGTAAACCAACCGCCGATCAACGAAATATCGAAGCCGCGGGCAAACTCTAGGTAGGCGCGTGCAGTCGCTGTGGGCGCGTTTTCGGTTGCAGGAACACGCTTGCTCCAATCTTCGAAGAGGTCGTCGTAGATCTCTTTTACATGCACCGTGTGGCCACACTTTTCCTGCCGGCCACAAATGAGCTGCCACGGACTGTCGAAACGGGTGTAGAGCTCTTTTTTGTTGCACTTGGGGCAAGTACCACCTCGCATGTAGTTGGTCGGGGCACGGTGCTTAAGGCCGAATTCGGACTCGATGCGCTGCAGAACGTCGTGACGCAGATCGTCTCTCATGATTACTTCACTGCCTTGAGGCTGAGGCCGAGGCTTTGGGTTAAGGCGCCGATCAGGTGCTTTTGAGCAGCCATCACCGGGCTGTTGGCGAGAATGGATCCGTGGCGCAAGCCGTCGGGAATCAGGCGGTACTGATCTGCGTACCAGAGGTCATTGAGGCTGAGACGGTATTGCTCGCGCAGGTTGGCCAAGAGCGCTTGGGCCTGACCTGGTGTCAGTTTTGCGTTGATGTTCATGGCGTTTTCCATCGTCAAACCTCTATTCCGGGCGCAGCTCACCCAAACCCACAGCGGCGGGACGGGCAATTCAGTGGGTGGGTATTACGGTGCGGCTATGCGGAAACGACCGTTATCCGGTGCGTTGAGAATGCGTTCGTAGATCAGGCTGACAGGAACAGCCCAAGCGTTACCGGTGGCTGGATCGATGATGACTGTGTGCGTCGAGGTGCTGCTGCTAACGTCCAAGCGCTGCCGATCGCGGATCGCTGACATATCGCTGCACGCCAGGTGCACAAGCTTTTCGGCGGTGGTTGTCAAGACGTCGTAGTCGGTCACCAAATGCTGAACTGCACGGTCAAATAGCTGCTGATCGTCGCCCAAGTGTTCGCATTGATGGCGCTCCAGAAATGCGAGCGCAGCGGCTTTGAGCACGTCCTGGTATTCAAGTACCGCAGGCAGATTGTTCATTGAGCACCCCCTGATTTATTGCGGTACAGGTCGATGGCTGCCAGCACTTCGGCGTGACGTGCTGCCATGTGCAGGTTGTGGGCATTGAGGATGTGTTCGGCTTCGGTCTCGGAAATGCAGCCGTCCGCCAACGCCTTTGCGATTTCTTGGTCAACACATCCCCGCTTGGCCGCAACATTTACGGATAGGGTGTACATCTCGACGTTGTCCAGGTTCTCCGGATCTGCCACCGGAACGAACAAACCGCCGTACATTGCTGCAACGTAGTTGGGTAAATGCTGCGTGCCGGCTTCCTGCTCCAACTGGTAAAGCTGGGCGTCTGAAAGCGGGCGGCTGTTGTTGTTTTCGTAGGCGTGGTTGTCGAATTTTTTCAGCGCCAAACCGATACGTGCAGCCGCACATTCCCGACCACCTGGGTAACTACAGATAATGGCGCTGACAACTTCCCGGCGAGTCTTTAGAACTGAACTTTTCATGTTCTGTTTTTCCCTGTGGCTTCGTGCCATTACTCTTCAATCACGCCGTCTTTGATACCGAGCAACACCGCGGCGCGATGTGCCTCCCCACGGCGACAATGGCTCTGGCCACTCAGCACCGCGTATACGGTGCTGGGGTTCAGGTTGTGCAATTTTGCAAAGTCCTTCGCGGATTGACCGCGCTTCTCCAAGGCTTCACGCGCTTGTTTGCGGGCTTGCTCGGTGATGCTTGTGTTGGGCATAGTGCAATTCCTTGCGTTTTCGTGTGATGACGAGCGCAGGATGTGGCAAAAAACTGCCAATGTAAATATGCGAGTGGAAATAATTTGACTCTCTCTGAAGAGATTGGCGTGCGGCTTCGACAGCTGCGTGCCCAAGCGGGACTTACTCAAGATCAGTTGGCCGAAAAACTTGGTGTCTCGAAGCGCACCCAGGGCAACTATGAGTCTGGTGCTAGTGATCCGCCGGCTTCCTACCTCAGCATGGCCGCTAGCCAGCTGGGCTTTGACGTTGGTTATATCGTCAATGGAGTCCGCGCAACGCTGCCGAGTGATGCACTCTCCGAAGTCGAAGATCGGCTTGTGACTCAGTACAGAAGCATCACGCCGTTCGACCAGGAAGCGATCCGTCGTTTCCTCCAGGCCATGGCTGACGATGCAGCGCGACATCCGAAGTGATTTGCAACAAAGCGTGTAAGACATTCGTCGCCTCCTGGTACTAAAGCGAGTTCCCGCCCCGATAACGTCGATTCAGCAATGCACTTTATGGAGTAGTAAGCATGTTGGATCGCACGAACACTGAACGCGGCAGTGTTGAAAGCACTGAATTCGAATGGTCGGATCTGTCCAAAATCGAACGTCGCCTTATCCGTCTGTACCGTCTGTTGAGTGAGCAGGAGCAAACTCAGCTCAGACGGATGTCTCAGGTCTTAGCCACCAATCCCAAAGAAACGGCCACCAGCTAATATTTCCGATCGCTGATAGCCGATTCCATGTACCCGATCGCCGACATCATTGAGTCGGCGGTTTACGCCTCACGCCACCGCCTGGGAACCCAGCTGCTCAAACAGCTCCCGCTGTTTTACCCTGGGCATATCCCTCAAGCGGTCAAGCAACATCCTTTCGAATGACTGAGCTGATGGGCTCAGCGTGTGTGAAAACGTCAGCTCTGCGACCCATGTATGCCCGCACTTTGCGTCCAGGCACTGGCAGTAGAGCTTCACGAAATCGACGGAAAATTTCTCTCTCGAAGAAATCCGTCCTTTGTGTCCGCACTTGCATTCAACTCTCATTGTGTCCCTCCCCAGGGCATCCAATCGCCACTATATTGCCACAATATGTAGTGGCAATCTCTTAGCTATGCGCTGGATGTAGTGGAATCAACTGTCGTATCTGGATTTAGCCAGTTAAATCGCCTGTCCCCGCGTAACGCATCATTCAGTTGATTGAACAGCTGACAGATGGGTCTGATCTCGTTGCTGGTGTACACGCGATCGATCTTTTCAATGTCGCCAAAAC